GTACGGATGTGGACGGAAGGCTATCTGCACCGGGCGTTGGTGACGCAGACCTGGGACTGGAAACTGGACCACGGGTTCCCGTGTTCGCCGTTCAAGGTGCCGCTGCCGCCGTTGCAATCCATCACTCACATTAAATATATCGATATCGATGGTGTGGAGCAGACAGTGACAAGCACGGTTTATGATGTCGACATTTATTCTGAACCGGGGCGCATCGCGCTGGCCTGGGGGCAGTCGTGGCCCTCGGTGCGCGAGCAGATGAACAACGTGACGATCCGCATGGTGTGCGGATACGCCGATGTGCCTGACGTGCCGAAGGAAACCATACGAGGGATGAAAATTTTACTCAGTCATTTTTACGAACACCGCGAGCCGGTGATTGTGGGTGCGGCGATCGCCAATGTGCCGTACAGCGTCGAGTCGCTGCTGTGGCCGAACCGGGTAGACATTCTGTGACGGCTGTGGTGCGGGCCGGGTTGCTGCGGCACCGGTTGACTTTCCAGACGGCGACGGAAACCCGCGACGCCCAGGGTGGCGTGACCAAGACCTGGGCCGATACCGTGACGGTGTGGGGAGATGTGGCGCCGATCCGGGCGCGGGAATATCTGAATGCGGACCAGATCCGGGCGGACATCACGCACCAGATCATCATCCGGCAATATCCCGGGCTGACGACGAAGCAACGCATCAAGTGGACGGACGACAGCACCGACCGTTATTTTCACATCGAATCGATTATCGACATGGAAGAACGTGACCGCAAGCTGCAACTCTTCTGCAAGGAAGAGGTGTGAGACATGCAGGGCAATCTATCCATCAGGACGCGCGTGAACCCGCTCGGGCTGATGTACATCCGCATACTGGAGAACCTGATTAACGCGCAGATCAACGTGACCGATCCGGACCAGTTCGCGCAACGGCTTACCGAGATCATCAGCAAACAGGTGGAATGCAAAGAGATGAAAGCAAATGGCTGAGAAATTTCTGGATATCAAAATGCTCGGCGAAAAGGAATTGCAGGCACGGCTGAAGAAAATTGAATTGAAGATGCAGCGCAAGATTGTGAAAGGCGCCATGATGAAGGCCGCGCGCCCGGTGCTGGCGCTGGCAAAAATCCTGGTGCCGGTGAAAACCGGCCGGCTGCGCGACAGCCTGCGCATACGCACATTGACCGGCGTGCGTGGCGCCATCGGTGCAAAGGTTGAAACCGGGACCCGGCAGCAACTCGGCATCCCGGCCGATGCAAAATATTTTTACCCGGTGGTGGTCGAATACAAGCACCAGTCCTTCCTGCGCCGTGCGGTGGATGACGACCGCGAGTTAATCATGAGCATTATCGCGCGCGAGATCCGCGCCGGCATCGAAAGTTTATGAGCCTGAAAAAAGCTATTTATACGCACCTCGCCGGGCAATATGCGGTGACGTTCACGGTGGATGCCGGCACGGATGTGATTACCGCGACCGGGCACACCCTGGTGAACGGTGACAAGTTTCGCGCCGGCAGCACAGTGACATTACCCGGCGGATTGACGGCTGATACGGACTTGTTTGCCCGCGATGTGTCCGGCAGCACCCTGAAAGCGGCGCTTACTTCCGGTGGCGCGGCGATTGATATTACCAGCGCCGGTACCGGCACGCATTCACTCGGTACGGCGGTGACGGACCTGGTGGATGACCGTATTTATCCAGGCCAGGCGCCGCAGGATGCCGCACTGCCTTATATCGTTTTCAACCGCATCAGCTCGGAGCGGTTCCCGCACATGACTGCACCTTCCGGTCTGGCGCGGGCGCGGGTACAGTTTGATATTTATGCCAGCTCGCAGCTCGCAGCCGAAGACATCCGCGATGCATTGCGGTTATGGCTGGATGGTTATGACAAGGCCATGGGCAGCGCGAACCTCGATGTGCGGCTGGTGACGCTGGAAAATGAAGCCGACGACCTGCTGCCGCCGCAGGATGCCAGCGATACCGGGAATTTCAACATCATCATGGATTTCTTTTTCACTTACGCTGAGACAATACCATCACATTAATAGTCGCTTCTCTGCATCCATGCAGCCGCGGCATACCGTACATCATATACATAACAGGAGATCGCCATGTTAAAACTATTATCAAAACTCTTTGCCTGGCAGTTCATGGGTGTGTTCGGGCTCGGTGTGGCAGTGACGCCGGACCTGGGGCAAGGTACAAGTATCACATTTCAAAGCGGCTTTCTGGCAAACCTGCTGAGCATCGACTGGGGTGGGATAGAACGCGCCTCGGTGGAAACCAGCACATTGGCAACGACCGGCGGCAAGACGTTTATGCCGGGCGATCTCTACGACCCCGGCGAGCTCAGCGTGGAGATGCAGTTCGATACCGATTCGGCCTGGATTACGGCGCTGACGGCGGCGGCGGAAACCGTGACGATTACCTGGCCGGACGCGGAAACGGCGGCGGCTTCCGGATTCATGACCGGTTTTGAAATCACCAACGTAACCAGTGAAGGGGTGATGACCGCCACCGCAACCATCAAGTTCACCGGCACAATTACTCCGTAAAAAATGGTGATGGTATGAATGTAAAAAAAATCAGTGGTGAGTATTTTATTCATGAAGAATTGAGCGCGCGTGAATACGTGGCGCTGTGCGCTGTCGGTGACATTCCAAAAGACGATCCCGGTAAGGCCGTCACCAGCCTGGCGACGGTGTGTGCGGCCTGTGTTCGTAACGAGACCGGCGCGTTGATCAATCCGGATGTTGAGTACTGGCTGGACCAGCCGTTCAGCGTGATTGAAGAATGCGGCCATGCGGTGCTGAACAGCGCCAGCAGTCTGCAAAAAGACAAGGAACCAGAACCGGGAAACTGAGTGACCATCCGGCACTGGTGTTCGTGTACCGCCTGGCACGCGAACTCGGCGAGCCGGACATCGACAGCCTGCTGGATGGTCTGACTGCAAAAAAACTGATCGGATGGATGGACTATCACGAACTGGAGCCGTTCGGCTATGCACGCCTGGATATGGGTAACGCCATCATTGCGAGTGTCATCGCCAATGCCAACCGGGGCCGGCATCAACGGCCGTTCAAGGTGGCTGATTTTATGCCGAAGTTCGGACCGCGCAAAAAACAGGACTGGAGAGAGATGAAAGCACAATTCAAATTGTTCGCCGCGATGCATAACCAGCAGGTGAAGAAAAATGGCTAAAGCCGGCACGTTATCGGTTTCGATACTGGCGCGCACCAGTTCATTCACGAAAGGCATGAAGCGGGTGAAGCGCGAGCTCGGCGACGTGACCAGGCGCGCGGCACAGTTCGGTGCGGTGGCCGTGGCCGCCGGCGCCTACATGGTGCGGCAGCAGATGCAGCAGATCGATACCACCGGGAAACTGGCGGCACGATTGCGCTCGGCCACGGAGGACATCATCGCGCTGAATGAAGTCACCGAGGAAGCCGGGGGCAGCGCCGAAGGCATGCAAAAGATGCTGCAGTTTCTGGCGAAAGCGGCCGGTGAAGCTGCCGGTGGCAGTTTGCTGACGAAGCGTGTGTTTGATGGCATCGGCATCAGCATGGATGCGCTGAGGTCGAAGTCACCGGTGGAGCTGATGCTGCAGGTGTCGGAAGCACTGGACCGGATCAGTAATGTGAATACACGGGCGGCTGTGGCGGCACGATTGTTCGGGCGCCAGGGAGTACAAAACCTGAACACACTGACGGATCTCCGCAACAAATTGCAGGCGGCCAGGGAGGAAACCGAGAAAACCGGGCAGTCCTTTTCCAACATCGATGCGGCCAAGGTGGAGGCCGCCAATGATGCCTGGAACGACGTGAAAGACGTGCTGAACGGTATTGCGACGCAAGCGGCTGTGGCGCTGTCCGATAAAATGCTGGCGGTATCGCAGGCAATCTTCGACGCCGCGACCGAAGGCGGCAACCTCGGCGATAACGTGACGGCCGCGGTGGACAAGATCATTACCGCCGTTGCGCGCGCAACGGATTTCCTGCAAATATTCAAGGCCGGTTTCTATGGAATCGAAGCGGTAATTTTTGCGGTGGCCGAGGCAGTCATTTCATTGACGCGAAGGCTGGCCAGTCCGGTGGAAATGCTGGAGAAACTTCGTAATTTTGTGGTACCGGAGTCGCTGGAATCGAACATCGCCGGCAACACGATGGCTTTAATGGATTCACTGGCGGATGGCTTCAACACCGCCCGCACGGATGCGCTGGACAAGATGTTCACCGCCGCCGACAACTTCAACAAAGGCAAGAACGCCACCGCGGCAGAAGAATTCCTGGCGAAAGCGAAAATCAATGCTGAAGAAATTGTGAAAAAAATGACGGAGACCAAAAAGGTCGCAGGGGAGATCAGCACGGAAGGGCTGGACAGTTTATTTGGAGACAGCGCCAAAACAAAAGACAATAAACCATCGCTTGATATGTTCCAGGGGGACATTTCCCGCTTCGCGTTGGGCTTTGAAGGCCGGATGAAGAAGGACAAGAACCCGCAGATCGACAAGACCAACGCACTACTTGAGAAAATTCTGGGCAAGGTCGGCGGGCCGAACATCGCGGTGGCTGGCTGATGGCGGTCATCAGCGACATCAAGGACGGCGACCTGAATGTTTCCGCCGATGGCAGCAACTGCACACGTATTTATTTTGTCACGGAA